AACAAAGATTTTGTTGCATCGAAGCGTGGCTCAGCTTGGTAGAGCGCTGCGTTCGGGACGCAGAGGTCGTGGGTTCGAATCCCGTCGCTTCGACTCTTGGCAGGGGCGAGAAAACCTTGGAAATTCAATGTTTCCAAGGTTTTTTCTTGTTTAAAGGGAAAATGAAATTCCCCCATCAATCCTTGTTTGGGGGAATTTTGGGGGAATCCTTCAAAATTGTGGGGGAATTGTATCTAAATAACCGATCTGATCAGTCCGCTTCTTCAACCGGAAATGAACCTTGCTTTCTTCAGATCATTGATCGCATCCTGTTCATAATCATCCAGTCTGGACTGAAACAGTGTATAGCTTTCATTAGGCGTTGCAAAACCCATGCAGGAAAGACGAATAAACCGATCAAAAATCTTCTGTTCCTTTGATCCATTTCCATATTGAAGAACCTTCCTGAAGATGTTGATTGTTTCAACCGGAAGATCATTTGCTCTATTCTTTACTGCTCCGGTAGTGTCAGTCAGTGTATTCACACCACAATAGTTCATGATCAATCTAAGCATGGTAACATTATCAATATGCTTCATGACCATATCACAGATTTCTTCATCCTGCAGTCTGATCCCACTGTTCAGAAGGATTGTATCATCCGGATCAATCATTTTCCCATCAGGATAATAAACCCCCTTCAGAACCGTCTGGAAGGCTTCCTTCTGCTCTGCAACAACAGCCTTGACCTGATCATAGGCTTCCTGTGTCTCCTCGTTATAAGTCCGTATAATGTCAGAATACAGTTCATTCATATGAACATTGGTATATTCAGTATGTTTTTTCAGTTCTTCATTCTGTTCATCACGCTTCATCAACGCTGTTTCGATCTTCTAATAACCAAGATAGATGGCTTCCTTTGCTTTTCTGATAGCTTCAAATAGTTTCTTTTCCTGTTCTGCTTTCATTCTCTTATTCCTTTCTTTGTATCGTGTATAATATTCCCCCAAATGGGATCATTCAAGAATCCCTGCATTGATAACAGTACCCCTGAACCCTTCAGGTGGTCTGTAACTGTCTGGATCATCCAATGGAATCCGCTTCACTTTTCCAGTGAAGGGAATGATCTTTCCCTTCTGGTCTTTACTGACATACTGTTCTTGTGCTATCCACTGGTTCTTTCCTTCATCCCAAAAGATATTTACCAATTCAGGCACAGGTTCTTTCTTTGCCTGTTCTAATGCCTGAAGTCTTTTCCTGATCATCTGGATCATCCGGATCACCTTCTTTCTGAAGTCTTGCTTCCACTTCCTGCAATCTGTTCAATATATCCACTTCTTCAATAATCGGTCTTGCATTTCGGAAAAGGCAATCAATAGCGTTGATCTTCACCTGTGCAGATACTTTGTTATTCCTGATAATATCCAGAAGTTCCTGCACTGCTTCAGAGAATCCGATCTGCATTTGTGTGGATACTTCATCAAGTGCCTGTGTTTTCCGGTTCTGCAGTTCCTTCTTAAACTCGGTATCTTCACGCATCCATCTATAAGCCGTTGTTTCTGCTATTCCTGTTTCCTTGATCGCTTCAGTGATACTGGAACACCGGAACAATTCAGAAAGGAATTTGATCTGTTTCAGGCCTTCCTGCACTTCGATGATCTTCAGGACACAGCTTTCCACTTTGGACGCACCGTGGTTGGGATTACGCGGCATGTCCGACAGCACCGCTGTGCAACTCGTGGCCAGCTCCCTCAGAGAATCGATCTGCTGTATCTTTGACTTGATCCGCATGTCCAGAAAGGTTGACTTGCCGTTCCGGCCATCGCCGTAGGCAATGATGAGCGCCTCGACGTAGACCTTACCGATGGCGGCCAGCCCGCAGATCATCTGCACGTAGTCGATCAGCTCCTGATTCCGCTGAAAGATGAGATCGAGGCAGTCCCGCCAGATCTGCTTGCCCTTTGATCCCGGCGTAACGGAGGTGATCTTCGTAATAAAGTCCTCCGGGGAGTGTTCCCGCGCACCGGCCATGCCCAGACGAAGGTCATAGGTGGCATCCGGCGTATTCAGGGCAAAACAGTCCGCGTCCAGATCCCTCGGCGAGATCTCCAGCATTGGGTGGGATTCCTTCAGCGTGGCGGTGACGTACTTCGAGTCCCGGCGCTTGATGACGAATGCCCGGTAGGCCTGTGCCGCGAGGAACGCCTGATAGGCCTTCAGCTGCTCATCGTTCATCAGCTGCTCGGCCTTGCTCTTGGAGGTGCTGTCCAGAATTGTCTGGGCACCGCAGTTCTTCAGCTTTTCCAATGCGGCCAGCAGGTCCCGGCCCGCTTCCTTCATCTGTCGGCGGGTCAGTTCGTGGGCTACCGCCTGCGCACCGGGCTCCGATTCCTGCCAGTAGTGGTCGCTGTAGCGGATAAAGTGGGTCGCCGGGGAGTAGCGCAGTTCCTTGGAGAAATACTTGGACAGGACCTCCGCCTGACCAACGTCCGAGAAGTCCTCCGGCTTATAGCTGGCGGGATCGTTATAGACCTCCGGGGGCACGTAGCCGTCCTGCTGCCGTATCCGGGCGAAGAACCGCTGGGCGCTGTGCCAGATGGTAGACAGCTCGGACGCCTCCAGCGGCGGGACGCACTTTGCGGCCTCGTCCAGAAACGCCTGGTAGGCTTCCTCCGTATCGCCGTACTTCTTGATGACCCGACCGGCGAAGCGGGACATGGTGGCATTGCGGCTGCCTTCGGGAATGACGGTGTTTCCGTCGTACTGGCCATCCGGTATGTCATCGTCGAAGGCGTCCTCCTCCAGAAACTCCGTCAGATTCATGCGGCCCGGATAGAGGGCGACATCCGCAGCGCTGGTCCCGAAGAAGAACCGGGCGGCGTCCAGCGCTTTGGTGTCGAAATACGGGAAGATGGAATTGACCAGCTTCTTCATGTCGCTATAGAGGGCGGCGTCGGTCACATAGTCGATGGGAAACAGGACATGGAACTTGGGCCGCGCCGGTTTTCCGTTTTTCTCCCGCATGTTATAGCGGCTGTAGTGGATGGCGAAGGTCACACCGGGTAAAGCCTCCATGACGTCTTCCGGGGTTTTCCATCCGGCAGGATCTTCGGTATGGTCGTTGTCGCAGTCCACCGGCAGGCAGTCGCTGCCGATGAAGTTGTCGCCGTTGCGGTAGCTGTTCCGGTATTCCGCGCACACATAGTCGTGACAGATGCCGTCCTTCAGACTGGCTTCGTCCAGAATGACGTGCTTATGCGGATATGAGCAGTTGCCGGGGTTTCCGGTCACATCCGCGCTGTAGATCGTGAACATCAGTCATACACCTCCTGAGATTCCTCCTCCAGCACCTTGGTGATGAACTTGAGGGCACGGATCATGGTCTCCAGCTCGCAGTCGCCGCCGAGGAATACCTCAAATCCGCTGCATCCATACCTGTCGACATAGGTGTTTACCTTCATGTCCGTGCTGCCTACATCCTGAATGCGGAAATAGGTGCGTCCGCCGTGGCCGGTGTCGCCGCCCATGAAGCCCGTGGTCCCGGCCTCCACCTCGAGAAGGTTGGCGCTGACCACATCGCGGGTATAAGTTGTGATTTCTGTGCCGTCCGGCAGCTTACGGCGCTTTTCCTTGATTTCGTACATAGTCTCAAACCTCCTGACAGTCTTCGGTGAAGTAGCGCAAGCGGTAGTTCTTCCACTTGGCGCGGTTGATCTCTGTTTGCATGCCCGCAGAAATGTGGCTGCCGAATACCCAGACCTCCGAGCACTTGCTCATCAGGGCGTTCCCGAAGAACAGGCCAAGCTCAAGCTCGTCCGGATCGGCATCATTCAGGAACTGCGGAAACAGCAGGTGCGGCGCGATGGGGATATAACCGGTTTTGACGGCAAAACGGCTGTAGCGCCTCGCGGCTTCGGTGTTCGCTGCAATATCTCCAGCGTAGGGAGAGCAGATATACACGATGGGCCGGAAGGCGCGAAGGGAGCGCTGCTCCTGTTCAATCGCCGTCAGCGCGTCATGGGCGGTCAGGTCCAGATAGCCTTCGCTGTTGTACTTGCTGATCGTCACTGTGCGATCCTCCTTTCCGGGCGGACATAGAAAAAGGCGTCCACCTCTAACTTCCACTGGAGATGAACGCCTGATTTGAGCGGGTCGAAATCAATCTTTTTTGTAAAAAGGTGTACAGTAGCCGTCTGCCCGAAGGAGCAGGCCCTTTGCCCACGGAGGGGTACGGCCCATCTGCTCACACACAGCATCCAGCGACATGGACGGTTCAGCTTCGATGACCAGCTCGTCGTGGATATGCATGACGATCTCGCAGCACCGGAGGGTCCTCATGGCGTAGCAAAGGATGTCGCGGGATGTGGCCTGCACAATGTTTTCCACGAATTTCGGGCCGTAGGAATCCAACCGTTCCCATTTCTTCGTCGCGCCGACGCCTTCATAGGTGATGCATTCGCCGCCGAACTTGTTTGTGCCGACCTTCGGCTTTACATAGGCAAGGTTCCGTCCGGAGGGCAGTGTGATGAACAGCATCCCGCTCCGGCAGGAGAAGGTCAGACCATAACTGCTGGTGGTGTGCTTATACCGCACGGCCTCCATGACGGCCCGGTCCACGGACCACCAGAACTCCACGATTCGGGGATTCGACTGCCGCCATGCATCCACCAGCGGCGGGAGTTCATCCTCCGTCAGGCCCATCTCAATGGCACCCATCGCCTTGAGAGCGCCGACCGAGCCGCCGTAGCCGAGGGCCAATTCCGCGATTTTGCCTTTTTGCCGCAGATGCCCGTTGATCCCGTGCTTCTCGACAGGGACCTTAAACATCTGGCTTGCGCTGGCGCAGTAGATGTCGCCGCCTTTCTCGAACACCTTCTGACGCCACGTTTCCCCGGCGTACCAGGCGATGACGCGGGCTTCGATAGCGGAGAAGTCGGCTACAAGGAACTGGGTGCCGTCCTTGGGGATGAACGCGGTGCGGATCAACTGCGAGAGTGTATCCGGCATGTCCTCATAGAGGAGCTTTACCGCTTCAAAGTCACCGGCGCGGACGAGCGCACGGGTCTCCGCCAGATCGGGAAGATGATTCTGGGGCAGATTTTGCAACTGTATGTTCCTCCCGGAGAACCGGCCAGTCCGGGCAGCGCCGAAGAACTGGAATATGCCATGAGCGCGGCTGTCAGCGCAGACGGTGTTCTCCATCGCCTGGTATTTCCGGACCGAGGACTTGGCCAGCTGCTGCCGCAGGGACAGGACCTCCCGGAGCTCATCCGGCGCATCCTTCAGAAGCTCGGCTACAGCCTTCTTGTCAAGGGATTCCGTCTCCATGCCGTTGTCGGAGAGCCACTGCTTCATCTGTTGCACGCTGTTGGGATTTTCCAACGACGTCAGCCGCTTCATCGCCGTGGTTAGCTCCTGCCGGGAGCGGGTATCTATCTTGATCGCCTGCTGCACCAGCTCCATGTCAAGCCGGACACCACGGTCGTTGATTTCCTGATCGATGTGGTATTCCTCCCAGACCTGATCCGGGACCGGGAATTTAGCCAGCTTCTGCTGGATGCCCATCTCGGTCTACACGTCGCGCAGGTTGTAGCGCTTGAAGGCTTCCCACTTATCCGGCGCATGGAAGGGGCGGTTCCGGGTGCGCTGGCCGTTGGTCTTCGTTGGAGCGCAGGGCTGGCAGAAGAACTTGATCAGATCCTTGCCTTCGGTAAGTTTCTGCTTTTCCAGACCGAGGACTGCACCGACACCTTCCAGTGAAAGCGGCAAGCCCATTGTGGCGGCCCAGACCATAGAGCAGTGCCAGCTCTCCGGATTCAGGAACCAAGCACACTCCTGCGACAATGGATGCCGGTCATGGAAGGGATCAAGGCTGATACCCAGATCCCGCAGGTACCGCGACAGGCAGACCCGTTCAAAGCTGGCGTTGAAGGCCCACTTGGTCACGGTGTCATCGGTCAGGGCATCCAGCACATCGTCCGGGATCTTTTCGCCGCAGGCCAGATCGACCACCTGCACCGGGCCTGCATCAGCGCTGTACCCAAAGAGCAGGATTTCAAAGTTGGGAGACTCGCAGTAACGATATACACCGCTTTTTTGGAGAGGCACGTCGCTGTAGGTCTCGATATCTATACTGAGGGTTCTCATAGGCGTTTCCTTTCCATAAGGAACACGGGTGACAGGATTTCTCCCGCCACCCGCATTCGTGTTGTCAGCGGATCAGTTCGCTCATGCGCTTCTGATGATATTCATCATCCTGCGCGGCCTTCTTTTCCTCGCGCTTCTCGCGCCGGAAGTCATTGATCACAGTCTGGATGCCGACCACCGCCCAAGACAGGACGACGACGCAGAAGCATCCGATGAGAATGTTACAGAGTACGGTGGAAATCATAATCTCGTTCATTGTCTTTTACCTCCATCAGTCAAGGAAATCTTCGTCTTCGTCGGTAGCGAAGTCAGCCTCTGCGCTGGCCTTGCCGCCGAGGGGTTCACCGTCACGGATCTTCTGCAGGTTGTTCAAACCGCAGGCAATGCCGCGATTGCCGGAGCTGTTGAATGCGTAAAACGTGATGCTGGCCCTGCCGTAGACACCGCTGTACACTTCTCTGCGGGTCAGGATCGGGTTGCGGTCCACGTCGACGATACCAGGAGCCGAGGTGGCATTGGCGTTGACGAAGTAGCAGCCCGCATAGGCCGGATCGTCAGGCCTCTCGGTGTCGCCGTCACGCAGCGGGTTCTTGATGGCCGAGAGCGGCGGGACGGTCTTGCCGTTGCCCTTCAGCTTGGCCTCGCCCTCCTTGTAAGCGGCTTCGATGGCGGTCTGAATCTTCTTCAGGGTCTTGGTGTCGCTCTTCGGGATGATCAGGCTGACGCTGTACTTGGGCGTGCCGCCGTTGATCGACTTGGGCTCCCAGACGTTGGCGTAGCTCCAACGGGTCTTCGGGCCGGTGATAACCTTCATGGGGTTGCTGGGTTTTACATTGTTAGTCATTGTCAAAATCCTCCATAAAATCATTTTTTGCCGTGTTCATGGCCGGACGTTTGTCGCTTTCCGGCACGAGCGTTGGTTTGCCTTGCGGCTTCTCGATGTAAGCCGTGAGTAGTTCGTCGAAGCGGGTCTTGCCCAGCATCTTCTGCATGGCGGTGATGCCGAGGAGCTTGCACTCGTAGGGGTCAAAGCCCGCGTTTGTGACCGCCTGTTCGACGGCGGCCTCATTGGTGTACCTGCGGTTGGACCGGCCTTCGACCAGCTTCCAACCGTGCCATTCCTTCCCGCTGATCGCCTGCTGCAGGGCGTATTCCTTGATGTCCGAAGCCCATGAGACCAGATCGTCCACGCGGGAGAGAATGTCCTCGATGTCCTCGTCCGTCAGGAGCGGTGGCAGCTTGAAGTCGTAGCGGGCCAGTTCCAGATTGGCTTCGGCCCTTGCGCGGCAGTCGTTCTTCGCCTTGCAAAAGCCGCACCACTCGCCGCACAGGAAGTTGCCGTCACCGGCGAAGGCCAGATCTGCTGTGGGTTTCAGGATCGCGTCCGAGGTTCCGAAGCCCTGTTCCACCCAGCGGGAGAAGTCCACCCGCTGCTCGATCAGGACCACCGGGTCGGCGCAGGTCTCCTTGGCGGCCTCTACCAGTTCAAGGATGTAGGCGGCATAGCCAGTGGCGCAGTCGTCCATCTCCTGATTGAACCAGGTCAGATTCTCAGTAGGGTCCTCGGCCTGCATGCCCAGTGCCTTCCGGAGCTTGTACTCGCAGAGCGCATGAGCGTCGGTGCCCTCGGCGGCGTAGTCGCTGCTCTTATCCGCGTAGGTCTCGCACAACCGTGCCGATGGCGGGCAGTGGAGCCAGCGGTCTGAGGATGAAGCGGAAAGAAGCGCGTGTCCGTTAAGTGGCATGATCCAGCACCTCCGCATCCCTCAAAATGGCTTCATAATTTTTGGGGTCGACCTGCGAGAGCTTGCTGGCACCGTACTTCTGCAGGAGATCCCGGATCGCGGCGGTGTGGCCTGCGCGGGACTTGTCCGCCAGTACGGCCCGGACCTGCTCCAAGGTCAGTGCCGGTTTCTCCTCCGGCTTGGGCTGTGTGGCCAGTTCCGCATCGACTGCGTCGCTGAACTGCTGGGCCAGCCAGTTGGCGGCATCAGTAATTGCGGCAGCAGCAGTGCGGAGCTCTTCGATGGTTTGAGCCATATCGCTCATCTTGCTCATTGCGTTTTCCTCCTTCCTCGGATTGACTCTGTTTGGCAAGGGCAGCAAGCCTTCGCGCCATGCGGGCGGATACCAGGCTGATCGCGTTGAGCACCAGAATTTCTTCGAACGCGTCGTTGCTGTCACTGCGGTTGATGTGAACCATGTCGTCTCACCTCCGTTTCTGAAAGGCCGGTGTCGTTGCCTTACACTTTCCTCTGGAGATGGGCGGCGGTTTTGAGCGGAGGCAAATCAAAAAAGATGAAAAAACTTCTGGCCACCGTAGATCGGCAGCCAGAAGCGGGTCTTACATTATATTAGTAGCCGCGAACTTTCCGCAGCTCGGTACGGATGCGCTTCATCTGGTCTGCGAAGGTGCGCTGCGGACGGCCCAGTGCCTTGGCAATTGCCCGGTCGGACATTGTGAAGTCTTCCTGCCACAGGGCGAGGATGGTGTCGGCATCGGGGTCGAGTTCCCGGAGCCGTTTAATCAAGCGGGCCAGAAGGTCGCGGTCCGCGATGACGTCCTCCATCCGGGGGCCGGGTGCTTCCTGCTGGTCGAGCATGGTGACGCTGCCGTCTCCTTCCGGGGCATCGAGGGAAAGCAGATCACCGGCACGGCGATATTCGCAGTCTTCACAGAACATGTCGCAGAGCCACCATTTGCTCCGATGGCAGCAGCAGCGCCCGTGGTCCTGCAGGCGTTTCCGGTAGGCGGTGCGTTCACGATCATACTCTTTGTAATAGTCAGCGGGTACTTCGAACCATTCCTTCAGGTTCTTGTCAAAAATACAGTTGATGTTTTCAGATTTACTCATAAAATCGACTCCTTTGGTTTTCGTTGGTCGAAATCCGCCAGAGCCGACTCATCCGCAAAAACAGAAAGACGGCAGGGTAGAATCCTGCTCTCATGTTGAGAACTGGATTCCGCACTGCCGTCTTGCGTTCTGGCGGATCTCTGTTGAGTGAAATGTTGGTTACGCAGCCTGCGGGAGATTCTCTATATGGAGCGTCCCGTCAGGGTTGGCTGTAATGCGTGTAATACAGCCTTTCAGGGAAATCACAACGACGCGTTTGTCTGCGCTGATATCACATACTCGTTTGCCGTTGCTGTTACGGACTTCCTCGATACCGACCACCTCCTCTCATCTAAATTCATAGGCACCACCTCCTCTCTAAATTCGTCATTACGCGGCTCCGCTTTTTAGCGAAGTTATACGGTAAAAAAATAGGAGAAGAAGATAGCTATCTCGTTTAGGAGAGATAGCTAAGCTCCTTCAGCCTAATCTCGGCTGCCTGCTTAGATACCATGTAGAAGCCTGCGGTCTGCTCGATGATCCATTCAGACTGAGGGCGGAGCCCTTTTGCTACAAAAGCATTCTTCAGACTTTCTGCTGCCATCTTCTCATAGACCGCACCGACAGTCTCCTTGGGCATCAGGATACGAGGCGCGACATTATTGGCCTGCCACTCCATCCAGTCTTCGTCGGTCCATTCCGGCTGGATGGATTCGCTTTTCGGTATAGTGGGACAACGATAGACTGGTTTTGTTTCACCGGCAAGTTGGGCCGCCATAAGATGATACCGACGGTGCCGAAACCAGTGATATCCCTCGTGCGCCATTGTATTTCTCTTGCTGCCAAGATTCCGCTTAGCGTATGTATCCGGATCAATGATCATTGTCCCAGCCTTCACGAAGATCTCGCGATATTCGTCATTGATCGGATCGTAGATCTCAGCCATGCCATCTGTAAAGCACATCTGACCAAGGATGCTTAGGTCTTCGCTGAGATGGTGCTCAACGACCTTCAGATGCATGACCTCGGTCACGATACGCTCAATCGGGACACACATCGGAGTCTTTATAGCGTCAGGGTAAAACTTTGTGAGGAAGGCGGTAGCTTCTGCATCGAGTTCCGACTTCCAGATGTGGGGCACATATGCGCTTAGATCAATCATTACTTTCTTCCTGCTCAATCTGCTCGAAGACTTTCTTCCAAAAATCATCGCCGAGCTTTTTGTCGCTGGCCCTACGAAGGGCCGCTCTAACGTGGGGGATGTTCTCGGACATAAGGTACTCCGGAAGATCCGGCGCAGCTTCATTTCGCTCTCGACCGGCAAGATCGTACATCTCGGCTCTTTCTTCTGGACTGAGCTGAAGGATGATGGCGATTTTCTTCAAGGTTTCCATTTCCGGTGGGTTGCGGCGGCCTTTGACGATGTCAGAGAGATAGGTTGCCGTTACACCCATTGCTGCAGCAATGTCCTTCAAGAGGATATCAGTTCCACCGGGACCGCGTCCCTTTCTTTTAGAATCTATGAATCTTCCAAATTCTCCTGCCATTGCGATACCTCCTTAGATATGCTTATGCGCTAATTCGCTTATCCGCGTAGTAGTGTATCGCAGAAAAGCGCAGCTGTCAAGAGGGCTGCGCTTTTTTCTGGATTAAATGTACGCGAAAGACTGCGGGACGTAATCGAGACCGAGGTCTGCAAGCCTCTTCGGTTCCTCATAGAGGGTAACTTCGCCGAGTTGATATGCGATAGCAATCTCCCGCTCCTGGTAGTACTTCTTATAGTCCCTCTTTAAGATGCCACCGAAGCCCTTGGTTTCGTGCCATACATACTCGACGTCTCCTTCGATGATGTCCACCAGTGTGACTTCACCGATGACCTTCTTTGTGGGAGCAGTAGCATAAATGACGATAGTATCTATTCCATCACGACAATGGAATTTCCGGAACTCGTATTTCTTTTTTCCGGAAATGATTTTGGCTACGTACTCCGGTTTAATTGATAATAACATTCTCGACATCGACGCTTGCCTCCCTCAGTATTTGCTCAAACTGTGCTCTTGAGAGCACATAGCTTGTCGGATATCCTCCGTTCGGCCAGCATCCATTTCGACTGAGCCAATCCATATTGACATTGTGACCTTCCCCAAAGAAACCGAAATAGAGCATCTCTATGACGTTCATGTTCGCGTCCAGATTGTACATTGTCTGGAGCTGAACTGTATCATAGACAGATTTATTGCCGATTCTACGCATCAATTCATCAAAGCTCATATAGGTCCGACCGGCAACCTTAGGGCGGATAATATCCGTAATGATGCAGTAAGAGGTCAGGCAGGATTTGTATCTTTTAACGCCATCCCCATTGTGTTTGCGATAGATGAATACAGGCTGCCCAATTTCGTATGGAACGGAAGTTGCTTTTCCAACGTAAATCTTGCTGAGACCGTTTTCCACACTCAGTCCAACGCTCTCCTGAAGGGTGTTCTTCAGCTCTGAGTAAGGGAACATGCTGTCATGGAAGGTATCGTCGATAATGATGTATCCAGCCCTGCTGACTTCCGGATTGATAAATGGGAAGCACTTGAATGGATCGGAGTAATCCAGTTTACGGCGGTCATGGATGTAGACCCGTTCGCCGTTCAGATTCTTCCCGGCCAGTTCAAACCCGAATTTTTCGAGAAGCATTATCAGAGTGTTGTGCTTTTCAAAGACGGTGACATATATTTCGTTTTTTCCCATCTTCTGCCACTGCCAGAGGGTAAGCCCGATAGCACCTTCTCCGATGCGCCGACCACGGTACCGATCATCAATCTTGATCGTGCTGATCTTTACTCTGTCCACGGCAGGAAGGATTCTATCTTCCAGTTCAATCTCTTCCGTTTCTGGTTTGAGACAGATGAATGCTCCGATTCCATCGTCGTCTTCAAAAACCAGAGCAGTCTTTCGCTGGGACGCTTTTTTATGGAACCACTCTACAAAGCCAGTGCTATGCTCATTGCCCGGATAGTCAGCCTTCAGAGTGTTGAAAAACTGATCGTCCAGATTGATATCACCGAACTGTCGTAATTGAAATTTCCCTGCCATTCGTTTAGGACCTCCTACCACGAATAAACTCGATTGTGTTATCTACATCATTACTGCCGGTGGAGATTCTCAGTGGTACCTGAAGCAACTCGGCGACTTCCTTGGCGTAGGCTATCTCTTCATCCTGAAAAACTCTGATGTCGGAAACCTTGTGCTCTACACCATCACGCTTCTGACGACGATCTGCAATGATCTCCGGTGCCTCAGTCAGAAGAACGATTGCTTCCGGCTTGAGTGTTGTGAACGTATCGAGGGAGATTCTTGTGATTACACCATCTGTATTTAGAAGGCAGAAGTGCCCATCCAAAAGAAACTCACCGACACTGGCTCTCAGATCGTCAACTGCAGCCAGCAGGTATAGCTGGTTTTCATCGATGTCAGCTACCCGCTTGTCAGCTGGGAAGCCTTGTTTCTTTCGCTCTTTGATCAGGGAGCTGGCAGAATAGCATTCGATGCCCGTTGCCTCCTTGACCAGGTTACAGAAGTAGGATTTGCCCACTCCGTGAACACCGCTGATAAAAATCATATGAGCGGCACCTCCCTTCCGAAAAGGACTTCTGATGGTAACCTTTCACATTATATCAGAGGCGAGTGTGAAATTCAAGAGAAATCTCGTTAAAATGATGCATTCGCAGGAAAAAATCTTGTATTTTGAAGTTTGATGTGATATACTGTGCGTCAGAGTGGGTCAAATTCTGATTTCAGGAAAGAGAGGTTGAAGGGATGGCCATCAGCTATAAAAAATTATGGAAATTGCTCATCGATAAAGACATGAAGAAAAAGGACCTTCAGCGGGCTGCGGGAATCAGTTCAGCCTCGATAACGAAACTGGGGAAGAACGAGAATGTGAACACAGAGATCATCGAAAAGATCTGTGTTGCCTTGCAATGTGATGTAAGCGACATCATGGAAATGGTCGATGATTAACCGCTTGCGTAGTGGTTCCAAAGAAACGAGGTTTGATAATGGGAATCATAATAAAAGCAAGGGATCTCCCTGCTCTTGAGCGGTCTGGGATACAGAGGCCGATCATCTACTGCGACCCGGAGGCTCCAATTGTCGACAGTGCTGTTTCGCTGAATGTTGATCTGGCAAAAAAGCTGGCTGCCATCAAGCCAAATCGTCGCACTATGCGGATGGAACAGTGTTTTCGGCAGGTAATAGAGGCACTCCCTGATGATGTCGTGGTGAAGGACTTTGATGTTCTTTTTAACCCTGACTATGAAGTGGATATCCTTCGCATCATGTGTTCACTGGCAAAGAACAAGCCATACAGGATCATATGGCCCGGAAAGTGTGACGGGCAGCGGCTCTTCTACGCTGAAGAGGGCTATCGGGATTATAAAGTGTTTGAAATTGATAAGTATGACGTGACCTGCGTCGTTTAGGAGGAAACAAAATGAAGTATTCGGAATTGATTAGCTTTAAGCCAATCGAGTCGACGATCCAGCTGTTGGAAACCGCTGAGAAGTCCGCTGCAAGGGATGCGGTCAGTACGTATGTCATGTCAGATAGCATGGCCGAAGGAATGCAGGCACCTGTCATCGACCAGCTCCAGATGGAGGATGTGGTGGATAACAAGGCCATTATGGTGGTCGGTAACTTTGGTACTGGTAAATCGCACCTAATGTCGGTGATTGCCGCTGTAGCGACGGATGCGGAGAATCTCCAGTATCTGCAGAACAAGAACTTCGCACGCAACATGGAAATCATCGCCGGTAAGTTTGAAGTCCTACGAATGAAGGTGGACGGCCTGACCATGCCGCTGCGCGAGATCATCATGGGCGAGATCGAGGATGACTTTGCCGCAAGAGGCATTGATTACGAGGTGCCGGATCTGGATAGTGTTCGCGACAACTCCCGCATCATCAAAGAAGCCATGGCGAAGTTTCAGGAGAAGTACCCGGATAAGGGTTACTTGATAGTCATTGATGAGCTGCTGTCTTATCTGACTTCCCGTGATGAGCGCCAGATCGTTCTGGATCTTGCGTTCCTCCAGTCGATGGCAGAGATGTGTTCTAAGTCCCGACTGCGTGTTATTTGCGGCGTGCAGGAGAAGGTTTTCGATAATCCGCGTTTCAGCTTTGTCAGCGAAACCCTCAAAAAGGTCGGTGATCGCTTTACTCAGATCATCATCACGAAGGAAGCCACAGCCTACGTTGTCTCTGAGCGTATCCTGAAAAAGACGCCTGAGCAGAAAGCCCTCATCCGGAAGCATCTGGAGAAATTCACGAATCTGTATGCCGGTATGTCTTCGCGGCTGGAGGAATTCGTGGACCTGTTCCCAATCCATCCATCTTACATCGACGTGTTCAACCGGATCTACCTGATCGAGAACCGGCATATTCTGAAGAACATCTCCATCTGCATTCGGAAGATATTTGATACTAATGTTCCGGAGGATGCACCTGGTATCGTCTCTTTCGATGATTACTGGCCTGCCATTAAGTCAAACGGCCTTCTGAAGAGCGACGTGACCATCAGTCGTGTGGTAAATGCCAGCCAGCAGCTGGAGGACATCATCAACCGCGCATTCCCGAAACCGGCTTATAAACCTCTGGCCATCCAGATCATCTACGCGCTTAGCGTCCACCGCCTTACCACTAACGGTCTCGACGTGCAGTTTGGTATGACGGCAGAAAACTTGAAAGATGATCTCTGTCTTTATCTTCCGATGCCGGAGCAGGATGCCGATTTCCTGCTTGGTGCAGTGAACGCGACATTGAAGTCGATCATGACCACGGTTTCCGGCCAGTTCATTATTTTCAACGACGCCAACAACCAGTATTACATCGACGTCGACAAGATCGTGGACTACGACGAGAAGATCAAGCAGAAAGCATCTGTAATGGCAGAGTCTGAGCTGAACACATATTTCTACAAGGTAGTCTACTCCTGCCTTGAATGGGACGCCAAGCAGTACGTTACGAATTTCGAGATATACGAATATGACCTGAACTGGGAGTCCCACAATATTTTCCGGGAAGGCTACCTCTTCATGGGACTTCCGGGAGAGCGCAGCACGGCCCAACCGGAGCGTGACTTCTATATCCACATCATGCCTCCATATGGAACCGGGGAGCCGGACATCAAGAATCTTCCGGACGAGGTCTACCTGTTCTTCAGGGGCAACGACGAGTTTAAGGAGATGCTCCGCCAGTACGCTGCAGCCTCCAGCCTTGCACAAATCAGCGAGGGAAAAGACCGTGACGCATACGCCAACAAGGCTGCGGCTCACAGAAAGAAGCTGGTGAAATACCTCGGTGAGAATAAGAACACCTGCTTCAATGTCACTTATGATCATCACATGTGGCAGATGATCGAGGTGCTGCGCGGCAAGTACAATCGGGATATGAACTTCAAAGATACTATCGATCTTGCCGCTTCCATCGTGTTTGATGAGTACTTTGGCAAAAAGTATCCGGAGTTCCCGGTCTTCCGCACCAAGATCACCCGCAAAAACAGAGCGGATGCAGTACGGGCAGCCTTTGACTATTTCGCCGGAAGAAAGAGCCAGCAGGCCACTCTGATGCTTCAGAGCTTTGGCGTTCTCGACGGCGAAAAGATCAAGCCGGAGGGTTCCAAGTACGCGATGTACTTTATCGACGAGCTCAAAAAGCTGCCTCCGCAGGGCGTGCTGAATTTCTCGGACCTGTTCGACACTGATTTCATGTATGAGTGCTTCGACAAGAAGTTCCAGATCAGCGACATGTATACGCCGATCATCTTCCTGTCGATGGTTTACGCAGGCTACGCGGTGATCACGCTGAAAAACAGTAACACGATTACGGCATCCACGTTGGATCAGGTTCCGAAGATCAGCGTGATGGACCTTTACGAGTTTAAGTACCTGTCCAGACCGGCGCAGATTTCAATGGCAGAGCTGAAGCATCTCTTTGATGTGATCGGCATCAATCCTGTGCTTCTGGACAATCCCAACGACCGTGAAAAAGGCGTGGCCGAGCTCTTGACCAAGGCGCGGGAACTGAGCAATGGCGCGGTGCTGGCCGCCAGAAAGCTGACAGATGGGTTCGAGCTCTGGGGCGAGCCTCTGGTGAGCAGCATGGACCTCGCCAGAATGCGTTCTGCCTGTGATGCTGTTCGGGATGAGTTCAGCAATTATCAAGCAAAGTTCAATACGCCTGCCAAGCTGAACAACTTCTCCCTCTCCATGGGTGAGATTGATCAGCTGCAAAAGGCCATCGAGCTTATGCAGACCATCATGGAGTACGCTGACTTCAAGTCGGAATGCGCATCCATCGTGGGCTACCTGTCCAACATCGAATATATCGATCTTGGTGCTGCATTTAAGTCGGAATTGGATCAGGCGAAAGCATCCTTCCGGGAAATCCGCGACAGCATTATGGATGGGACCAAGGCCGACGTCGCTGCACAGCAGGTAGAGGCAGTTCTCTCAAAAGTTAAGGATAAGTACATTGGCATTTACTTTGAGGAGCACAAGAAAAAACGTCTGGATATCACCGATGCTAAACGGCGCGGCCAGATTCAGGAAAGCGCGACGTTGGCCAAACTGAAGAAGCTTCGCGGCATTGAAATCGTCTCCTCTGCAAAGCTCTCCGCTATCGAGCAGGACATCTCCGGTCTTACGGTTTGCTATGAGCTGACTCCGGAGGAATTGAAATCCACGCACATTTGCCCGCACTGCCGGTTCAGCCTTAGCGACCATGCTAAAAATGTTTACGGTCAGCTGGACAACATCGAAAACCGAATCGACGATCTGGTAGCTGAGTGGACCAAGACCCTGTTGGATACCATTTCTGATCCGATTGTGGCGAGCCAAAAGGAATATCTGACGGCTGACCAGCAGAAAGCGATTGATGACTTTGTTGCTTCCGGTGAGCTTCCTAAGCGCGTAGACGATTTCTTCGTGAAGGCCATCACGGCACTTCTTCAGGGCTTCGAGCCGGTGGTGATTGACACCGATGAACTGGTCCAGAAGTTAGAGGAACTGCCGCCGATGGACGAGACGACCTTCGCTGCGAAGATAAAGGATATCCTTGCTAAATACACTAAGGGTAAAGATGCCAGCAAGCTCCGCATTGTGGTGAAACGGAAGGATAGCGAGAGGTGAAGCATGTTTACTCAAGAAGAGATTCAATCCTTGGTAGCTCAGATAGAGGGTTTATCAAGTAGTCGGCCCATGTTTTATATAAAATTCTGCCGAGAAAAGAAATTTGCAGAGGACGTGTTGTCCGGAAAACTCTACGCTAACACTCCGGAATATTTTAGGCAGCAAGAATTGAAATCTGGAACTCGTGGCCAAGGCGACAAGAACGAAATAACCTTAACGTTTGTCGCCAATAATCTAAATGCCTATGACCGGGAAACGGGAGATCTGGCTTTTACTATGCCCGCTGCAACAGTAAGGATAAAGTTTAATGACGATGATAAAATACCATTAGTGTCTTTTGTGGGAATTCCCTTACGAGATATGAAGTTTATCGATGCAGATGAAAATCATGCAGAATTTGATTTTCCCTTTTCGGAACAGGAATTTGACGAGATGGAGGATACTTTTGGGCCCTATTGTGTGTTAATCAATGCGCGGGAATTAGAGTTGAGAATAAAGAAGGCCTGTGCAAATTCTGGGATTGATTATATCTTTGATCCAGTAAAGTATGTGCCGTCAAATTCTCTCGAGAAAATGAAAGCTTATCAGACTGGAGACAAGGAGCGTTTTCTTTACAAGGATGAGGACCTTTCGTATCAACGTGAATATCGGTTGGCTTTAGCTATTGAAATACCTGAAGACCATTATATTCACATTGGTAAACTTGAGAACGCAACGATTCTGGATTCTTTGGCATTAAAGTCGCTACGCTTTTCCGTAGGATACCAGTCACATAGCAAGGAGGATTAGTATGAATCCGAGAAAACTGACTAAAGAAGATATCGATAAGGTCCGTGGTATTGAAGGTTTTCCTATCGGTTCCGACGAGGATATTATTGCGCTTTCAGATGCGCCGTATTATACAGCGTGTCCTAATCCATTTATAGAAGAGTTTATTCGGGAGTATGGGACTTCTTATGATGAGGCCACGGATGATTACCATTGTGAGCCTTTTGCAGCAGACGTGAGTGAAGGAAAGTACGATCCTATCTACAAATTACACCCTTATCATACGAAGGTTCCCCATAAAGCGATTATGCGATACATCCTCCATTACACGAAGCCAGGGGATGTAATTCTTGATGGCTTTTGTGGTACTGGGATGACTGGAGTTGCAGCGCAGGCTTGCGGACTACAAGATGAAAATTTAAGAAGTCTCCTTAGTGAATTGCCTTATGCACAAGAAGGAAAGCGCAAAGCAGTACTAATCGATTTGGCTGTTGCGGCAACTTTCTTAGCCAAAAACTTCAATACACCTGTTAGTAGCGATGCGGTACTACAGCAGATTGATGGGCTTATCCGCGAGCTTCACGATAACTGCGACTGGATGTTTCAAACATATCATGTCGATTCGGCGGGTAGACATGTCAAAGATATTTCTGGAACAGATATCAAAGGAATCATGAATTATACAGTATGGTCAGATGTTTTTGTCTGCCCTCATTGTGGGAATGAGCTGGTGTTCTGGAATACTGCGGTCGATTATGACAAAGGAAAAGTATTATCGGATTTCAACTGCCCATCTTGTAAGATGAAGTTAAAAAAGAAAGACTGCCAGCATGCGAAGATTACCTTTTTTGATGACATCATTGGGGAAGTAATAACTCAAAACAAAACCGCTCCTGTGAGAATAAGTTATACCGCCGGAGGAAAAAGATACGAAAAAAACCCTGATTCCGATGACCTGAAACTATTAGAAACAATAGATGGACAGAAAATTTCCGTACCTGTTCCAAACATTCGAATGATTGAGGGGAACGAGGCTCGTAGAAACGATTCTGCTGGTATTACGCATGTTCATCATTTTTACACAAGAAGGAATCTTGCGGTTTTGGCATTCTTGCGTTCTAAGTTATCACCAAATGACCCCCTTATGTTTGCTTTAACAAAAGTAGCTAACCAGATGACAAAACTGTATCGGTTTACTTATATGAGTGGATGCTGGGGTGCCGGTGGAGGCCCTATGTCCGGAACGCTTTATGTGCCCTCGCTGGTTAAGGAACTAAATATGGTTTCAGCATTAGAGGATTCTTTGATGCTACAGAAAACACGCAGTCGGTTCGATAAAAATGATATATGCATCTCGACACAGTCATCAACGAACTTGAGCTCTATTCCTGAGAACAGTATTGACTATATTTTCACCGATCCACCCTTCGGTGACAATTTGAGCTACTCGGAACTCAACTGCATCTGGGAAGCTTGGCTTGGAGTTATTTCAAACAATAGTCAAGAAGCAATCATTAACATTTCCCATGGAAAGCAACTTGTGGATTATCAAGTATTAATGGAACGGTGCTTTGAGGGTTATTATAAGGTGTTAAAACCTAATAGATGGATTACTATTGAGTTTCATAACTCCAAAAACTCTGTGTGGAATGCAATTCAGCATGCTTTGCAGAGGGCAGGATTTGTAGTAGCCGATATTAGAACTCTGGACAAAGGACATAGTAGTTTTAAACAGGTAACCACCTATAGTGCTGTTAAACAAGATCTGGTTATTTCTGCTTACAAGCCAAAAGATAGCTTTAAAAGAGAATTCGTTGAAAAAGCAGGAACTGAAGCAACCGCTTGGGCTTTTGTTACGCAGCATCTTTCTAACCTTCCAGTGGTTGTGGATTCTGACAATAATGGAAAATTAGATATCATAGCAGAACGACAAGCGTATCTCCTATATGACAGAATGGTCGCTTACCATATAATGGCGGGGCTGCCCGTTCCTATAAATTCCACAGAGTTTTATATAGGGCTTGATGAACGATACCTGAAAAGGGACGGCATGTATTTCTTGCCTGATCAAGTCAACGAGTACGATACGGCAAGGATTAAAATGGATGTTGAGCCAATCCAAATGGAGCTATTTGTAAGAAATGAGAAGTCTGCGATTTCGTGGTTGTATCAGCAACTGGATACTCCTCAAACGTATTCCGAACTCCAACCAAAATTCATGCAGGAAGTCAAGTCCGTTGATCGTTATGAAGATATGCCAGAGCTGGCAGTGCTGTTAGAGGAAAACTTCCTTCAGGACGAAAAAGGTCGCTGGTATATCCCGGATGTTACCAAGGAAGGTGACGTAGCCAAATTGCGTGAGAAGAAACTCTGGAAGGAGTTTGAGGGCTATTTGAACAGCAAGGGAAAGCTCAAACTTTTCCGCTCCGAGGCTATCCGCGTTGGCTTCTCTCGCTTGTGGAAGGACAAGAATTATCAAGCCATTGTAGATATTGCAGAGCGTCTTCCGGAGGCGACAATTCAGGAAGATCCGAATCTGCTGATGTACTACGACATCAGCCTGAGCCGCGTTGAACGGTAAGGAGAGGTCAGGATGCTAAACGTAGGTAATATCGCCTTTGATAACGTTGCTGGGACCAATGTGCAGGTGCTGGAGAAGATCGATGTATGGGGCTATATCTCATACAAGGTTTTTAATCCGGCTACCGGTCGAGTCTATAAGGTCAACAAAGAACAACTGAATATCGAGAGCAACGGAATCCATTACGATGAGAATTACCTGCGGTACGTCACCTTGCTCTCCAAGATCAAGAACGAGACCGCAGGCGGCATCCTTTCGTCTCTTTCCAGTGGCATCATTCCGCTACCCCATCAGCTCCATGTGCTGAACCGGGCGATGGAAACAAACAACATCCGTTACATCCTTGCGGACGAGGTTGGTCTTGGAAAAACTATCGAGGCTGGAATGATCATCAAAGAGCTCAAGACCCGTGGCCTGATCCAGAGGATTCTGGTGGTCTGCCCCACAGGTCTTGTGACGCAGTGGGCCTCGGAGATGCAGGAGAAGTTCCATGAGCGCTTTCAGGTGATCCTGCCTTCGGACTACGACACCATCAAACGACTGACTGACAGCGAGGACGTGTACGGTCAGTACGATCAGGTGATCTCTCCGATGGATTCCATCAAGCCGCTGGAGAAGCGTGCCGGGTGGACGGATGAGAAAGTCGAGAAATATAACGAGGAACGCATCTACTCCATCATCAACAGTGGCTGGGACCTGATTATCATCGATGAAGCGCACCGCGTTGCCGGTTCCACCGGTGAGGTGGCGCGTTATAAGCTGGGATACCTCTTGTCTCAGGCAAGCCCGTATCTGCTGCTCCTGTCGGCCACTCCTCATAATGGGAAAACCGAGCCATTTCTGCGCTTGGTCCGCCTGCTGGATGCCGAGGCGTTCCCAAACGCTAAGTCTATCGTGAAGGAACAGGTGGCTCCGTACTTGATTCGAACTGAGAAGCGCGAAGCCATCGATAACAATGGGAACCTGCTCTTTAAGAATCGAATTACGCATCTGGTCACGTTACAGTGGGACGAGCGTCATTCCCTACAGCGTGAGCTCTACCAGATGGTGAGTAGCTATGTCTCCAAGACCTACAACAAGGCGCTGCGTAATAAAAAGAAAAATATGTGCCTGATTTTCCTGCTGATCATCTTGCAGCGCATGGTGACCAGCAGCACGGCGGCAGTCAAACAGAGCTTGGAGAGGCGTCTGCAGGTCCTGAAAACGCAGAGCACCCGGCTGGGCTCCTTGACAGAAGAAGACCTTGAAGATCTGAACATCGAGGACGGTGTGGAAGAAGCGCTGGAGGCGATGTCTCTTGATATGGAAGAAGAAATTGCCGAGCTTGAGCGGATTATCGCCGTCGCCAAGCAGGCGGAGTTCCAGCACCCCGACGTCAAAGTTGAAAAGCTGACTGACACGCTGGACCTGCTTTTGAGCGAAGATCGTAACCAGAAAGTCATTATCTTTACGGAGTTTGTGGCCACGCAGCTCTATCTGCGGGATCTCCTGGTCAATCGAGGCTATTCCGTCACGATCCTGAATGGCAGCATGAGCGTTGAGGAGCGGGATGCAGCTCTGAGGGAATTCCGCACAAAGACCAGCGTTTTTATTTCCACTGATGCCGGTGGCGAAGGTCTTAACCTGCAGTTCGCCAATATCATCATCAACTACGATCTGCCGTGGAATCCGATGAAAATCGAACAGCGGTGTGGTCGTGCTGACCGTATTGGCCAGACGAGGGATGTCCACATCTACAACTTCATCGTTACGGATACCGTGGAGAATCGCGTGCGTGAAGTGTTGGAAGAAAAGCTGTCCGTGATCCTTGAAGAGATGGGCGTCGACAAGTATTCCGACGTTCTGGATAGCGAGGTCGCTGAGCTTGATTTTACCGAAGTGTATATGCGGTCCATCGGGCATCCTTATCAGGTGGAGAAGAACCTTTATCCAGTGGAATCAGAGATGAAGCAGCAGCTTCAGAATTCCAAGAAGTATAAGGATGTCATTCGGGAAGAAAAAGACCTCACCGCATTGGTGGGCCAAGGCTCCGATTTCGATGTGGATGCTGCACTCAGGTTGATGCTTGCCTATTATGAGAGCTGGCAAGGCCATGAGCTTCAGTTGATTGACCGTATCGGCATTACGGACGAAGAAATTGTCCGTCATCTTCAGACCGATATTCTTCAGGATCGGAAATCGCAGCTCATGACCGTAGGCATTCGGAATTTCCCGAACGAGGCCGGATACTTCATGCTGTGGGAGCTCTCGATTTCCAACGATGAGGATGATAAACGGATTATCCCCATCTTCGTGAATGAGAACTTTGTATTGAGACCAATGGCAGGAAAACGACTGATGGAGGTGTTCCTTGACCCGAACTCCTCCCTGACTGTTTCGAATACGCCAAATATTGATGCGGAGACCTATGATCATCTGGAAAAGATGGCGATAGAATTTGCCTATGATACGTTTATCGAGTTGAAGGATAAGCGTATCCAGAAGAACCAGGAGAGGTTTAACAAATATATGTATGCTTTGCAGCTCAGGACAGAGGCTGCAGAGCATATCGGGATTGAAAATATCCGTCGTTCCCGGCTCTTGAAATTGAGCAAAGAGAAAGCAGCTATCGAAGAAGCATACAAGTCGGGCGGCCAGATATACCCGGATTTCAAACTGGCAATTCTAATCAGATTGGAGGCGTGACAGGTGTTTGGCGACTATGTGTTCAGAATGTCATCGGCTGAATACGCGAACAGAATACTGCTGGTTGATGTAGACCATCTGGAAGAGAGCACGAGTTACAGCGCGGGCTTCTTGGCACACGGCTTTGAAGTCGTCAGATACACGGATGATCTGCACTTCCGAATTGATTATGAAGAAAAGCTCAAGGTCGGTAATGAGAAGATTGCTGTTATTGCTGAATCCGAGCAGTACATCCCCTACGATCTGCGTAGACGGTTGACCGCATACGCAGTATCCCTGTCAAAGCTGTTCCCGCGCCTTAACGCAGAAGTCTTGCGCGGAAAGAGCAAGCAGGATCTGGACCTGATCTGCTACGCCTGCGAAGGCAACTATGACAAATACAAGAGTAAGGCGGAGACCGAGCAATTCCTGCGCCTAAAGGTTTACCAGAAAGCAAACGTCAGGCGGTATTTGGAGAGCAATTATCAGGAGCTTCTGACCAAAGCAAAAACGGCCACGGTATACCACGACTGGTTTTCCATTGCGGAGGGAAAAGCGACCATTGATAGTTTAGCTGTCCGCTACGAGATAGATTTCGATACGTCTGAGATTAACTTCTTGTTCCGGGACTATATCTTCTATGCCTATAGCAAGCTGTCCACCAGTATGGATAGTGCAAGCCCCGTTCTGGTAAGCCGTGCCATGGAGTTCATGAAGGACCATAGTTCCCGGTTCGTGATTATTGTCATGGATGGTATGTCTGAGTTCGACTGGAGTATTCTGGCTCAATCTTTCGATGGCATACGATTTCAGAAGTCATCTGCTTTTGCCATGATTCCGACAGTTACGTCGGTGTCCCGGCAATGTCTCCTGTCAAACAAGTATCCGAGCCAGCTTCTAAATCCTTGGAGTCAGAGCAAGGAGAAGCAGGAATTTACCGAGTGCGCCAAGGCTATGGGATTTGCTGATAAACAAATCAGCTACGAACGAGGGTACGAGGTTGACTTTGGTCCGTTGGTTCGCTGCGGCACAGTCATTATCAACGATATAGATGATATGGTCCACGGCCAGAAACAAGGCCGCATCGGAATGTTTAACGACGTTAGCGTCATGGCAAAACAGGGCAAACTGGCTGATATGACGCGACGATTTCTGAAGGCTGGCTTTGATGTTTATATCACGGCGGATCATGGGAATACGACTCGCAGGGGCATGGGAAAGCTCATGGGTACTGGCGTAGAGATGGAAACGAAAAGCCGGTGTATGCTGGTCCTGAAGGACTTTGCAGACAAGGAAGGTCTGAAAGGAAAATACGGCCTGCTTGAGTTTCCGAAGACCTATTTACCCAAGGAATACGACTATCTGATATGTGATGTTGGTGATTCGTTCGATGCCAAGGGTGAAGACGTGATGAGCCACGGAGGCATCTCAATCGACGAAGGCATCGTACCATTTATAAAGATAAAGACGGTGGAGAACAATGGCTAAGATGATTGGAATGAATGTTGTTGTCAAAGAAGGCTGGACCAAGAAGGCCATTGCTCTGTTGAGCGAAAACATGACAGAGGAAGAATATAAGGCTGCACTGAACGAGCATCTCTCTTTCGAGATCGACAGCGCGATCAATCTCCGGAAAGCAAGAGAGATACTCATGCGTGTGTGGTATCGGGATACAGAAGGCGTGGAGAAGCTGCAGAAGGAAGGCCGGGAGCTTGCAATCAAGTATCCGGACCATTTGGCAACGATCAATTGGTGTATGACGGCTCTGGTATTTCCTGCATTCGCCGATATCGCAAGACTGATGGGTAAGATGTTTGAGTTTCAGGATGTTATCACAACCACCCAGATCAAGCAGAAAATGTTTGATGAATGGGGTGAAACTGGCACCCTTCAGACCGTCATTGCCAAGATTATTGGAACCATGCGGGAAATCGGCGGCATTAAATCAAAAAAAACTGGCAGACAGGAATCGGCGGCCATTGAGGTCAAGGATGTCGAAGTTATTTCATTCATGATCCGCGTGGCGATGACCTTAGGTGGTAGTAGCTATTATGCGTTCTCGGCACTTACTGATTTCCCGTTTTTGTTCCCGTTCCAGTACCGGGTGAGCAAGGAAATGCTAATACAGGATGAGCGGTTTGTTCTGTCCACGTTTGATTCGACACTGAGTGTTTCTTTGAAAGAGAGATAAAAAAGGAAGCGTGCCCCATGGAATTCACGATGAAGCTGAACGCGTCTCCGTTTGCGATGATAGCGTCAGGAGAAAAAACAATCGAGCTTAGACTGTACGACGAAAAAAGACGGCAGATTTCTGTTGGAGATACAATACGTTTTTCTGACATAAATGATGCGTCAAAGACCCTGCTCACAAAGGTCAAAGAGCTTTTCGTTTTTGACTCCTTTGAAGCACTCTATAATGCCTTGCCCCTTACAGAATGCGGCTACACAGATGAAACGGTCCAGACGGCTTCTCCAGAGGACATGAGAGAATACTATACACCAGAGCAGGAAAAAAAGTATGGCGTGCTTGGTATCAAGATTGAATTGATCAATTGCGATAACAATTGACATCGTGGAAGGAGAAAAGAATGCAGCTGGAATTAGCAAGGCAAGATTCTCCGCTTGTAATTGCCGTACAAAATAACAATGGTCTTCTTGTCCCAATTCAAGGATTAGACCAGTTCCTTTACGGAGATCGGGATTTGAGAATACTCTGCTTACTTCACGGGCGGGAGTTGTTCGATATACTTTATGATGATCATGGATTGATCAGGTATGATGAAAACAAATTTGCTTTGAGTAAGATCATCGAACTGGACACTAATCGAACTGTGATGAGCATCATGGGAAAAGTTGGTGAATCTGTGCTCGTTAGGAGATGCACACAGTACGTGAATCTCAATCTTCATTGGATGAGAATTGCAAGTGGCCGACAAGTCCAACGCGCTACAGCATTAAAATATCGAGCTGTGGGAACAGGATTCAAATCAACAGAACGCGATTATCCCAAGGCTTATAACCCAAATGACACGCAGCGGGATATTATCTGGCTTGATGAACAGGGTTACCGATATCAAATGAATGGTAGCACGGCCACAGGAGGCATTGATGCTGGCCTTCAAGTTAAAGTAAGCATGAATGGGATGCGGTATGTTTACAGGGATGTACTTGATTCTGTATATGAAGTGCCTCTTGTATATTTCGACTTGAATGATGATTATGGGCTTGTCTATCGAAAAGTGCAGCAAGAACTGAACAGTCGAGGAGAAACGTCAAGAAACTTGCAGGACTGGTTCATTTCAGGAAGGGATATAGATCCCGATGCTTATGATGAGATCGAATACTACACTGAAATGGTACGGGCTTTGGTTAATGGCAGACTGAGGATTGATGATTTAATCAATCGTGCCGAGCGATTCCCATCATTTGGTTCGGCAGTTATGGCGGGGGCAATGGAAAACGTGTCGTCACAGATCATATTGGAGTCTTCAGATGATTGGGATAACAAAGAACCTCAGAAATTGCTTTGATACTTATGAATGAGACGAATATGGATTCAAACATAGATAACACCGGCTGGTCATCCCTAAGTTATGAGGAAAAGAACAGATTGCTGTTCCTCCGCCAGAAGAAAACGCTGGACATGTTTCTGGAGCGGGGTGCGATCTCACAGGCCCAACATGCTAAAAGCCTTCATGACTTGATCGAGAAAATGGGCATGAAGGCGGAGGTGGAATCAAATGATGATTGAAACAGAGCGGCTTGTACTCAGACCCTTCACGGAAGCCGATGCAGAAGATGTATTTGAATATCTGCATGAACCGGCTGTGAACTGCTTTGCCTGCATGAAGCTTGAGTCACTGGAAGCCGCCAAAAACGAATTAAAGCAACGGCAGGGTGACGAACTATACCTTGCTATTACTCTGAGGGAAAGCGGCAAAGTGATCGGTGAGATCTTCGCCCATCCGGAGGGAAACGACCCGGAAGACGAGAAGAAGGACACGTTCAGTCCCTGTTGGATGCTGAACCTGAATTATACCGGCAAGGGTTACGCCTATGAGGCCGCCCATGCTTATTTCGATTATTTGTTCCATGAAAAAGGTGCGAGACGCATCTACGCCTATACTGAGGATTACAATCTACCCAGCCAGCGGCTTTGCGAAAAGCTCGGTATGCGCCGGGAAGGATTGTTCATGGAATTTGTCTCCTTCATCAATAATCCGGACGGCACACCGCGTTATGAGAACACGATGGAGTATGCGATATTGAAAAAGGAGTGGAGATAGGAGAATTGCACATGGCGATCACAGTGAACCTTCGTTATACCGGCAAAGACGGCGCTGCCCGGAAGTTTGCCGAAGAGATGACTACCAGCGGCACGGTTGCTGCCATCAGGGCTGAAGCCGGGAATCTGCGCTATGAGTATTACCAGCCGTTTGATGATCCGGAAACCATATTGCTGATTGACAGCTGGACGGACCAAGCGGCTATTGATGTCCACCACGATTCTCCGATGATGGCAACCATCGCCGCACTTCGTGAGAAGTATGACCTTCATATGACCGTGGAGCGGTTTGTGAGTATTGAGGACAACGAGGAAGACAGGAGGTTTATACGAAAATGAGCAAGAGCCTGATCATCTATTTCAGCAGGGCTGATGAGAACTATGCTGTCGGTTACATCGACAAGGGCAACACCGAGATCGTGGCTGAATTTGTGCAGGAACTAACCGGCGCAGATGTGTTCAAGGTAGAGCCTGCCGTGCCTTATGCGAAGGATTACAATACATGCATTCAGGAGGCAAAGCAGCGTATCGGCAATGCGCCAATCAAAGAGAAACTTGTTGACATCTCGGCTTATGACACTATTTTCGTCATGAGCCCGATTTACTGGGGCACCTATGCGCCGGAAATGGAAACCGCACTGACAGGACTGGATTTTGCGGGAAAGACTGTCCGAGTCATCAGCACGCATGAAGGCTCCGGGCTGGCGAGCATGGTTTCTGATGTGAAGAGACTATGCGCTGGTGCGGATGTCCAGAAGAACGGCCTCGCTATCAAGGGATCGCAGGCAAAGAAGTCAAAACAGAAAGTGGCTGATTGGCTGTAAGGCTGCACCTTTTAACGATTTGCCGCACAATTTAATTATTCCCGCACAATTTAATTATTTGACCACATTTTAATTATTTTGCGGTCGGCGGTGTGCAGGAGGGTAAGTTTTCCCGGTGCGGTGGCATGTACAATGACAACTGAATAGAGCATCAAGGGCCTTCACAGCTCTGCCGGAATGACCGGTGGGACCGTGAAAGCCCTTGATTTCTTTATATTTCCGGCCTCTGGGTGACGGTGGCCGGGATTTTCATTTGTATCAAAGACAGCGTCTTTATAGATCCTGCTTGCGGGAGTGGGAACTTCCTGACAGAAACCTACCTGTCACTTCGGCGGCTGGAAAATGAAGTTCTCAGGCTGAAGGTCCAGGCTGACAGTAAGCTGTTTGACGGACAGATTTCCTTCGGCTTCGAGGAAGACTCCCCGATAAAGGTTAACATCCATCAATTCTACGGAATTGAAATCAACGATTTCGCCGTCGCGGTTGCTAAAACCGCCCTCTGGATAGCCGAAGCGCAGACAATGAAAGAGACGGAAGATGTTATCCATACCCAAATGGACTTCTTCCCACTGAAAGACTATCAGGGAATCACGGAAGGGAACGCACTAAAGATTGACTGGGACATGGCTTGTCCAGTCGAGAGACTGAGTTTTCTTATCGGAAATCCTCCCTTCGTCGGTTACTCTCTCCAAAACAAAGAACAAAAGGCCGATATCTTATCTTTATATGTTGACGACAAAGGCAAACCATATAAGACTGCTGGAAAAATAGACTATGTTGCCGGCTGGTACTGGAAGGCCGCCGAACTGCTACAGAAATATCCTGGGATGTGCGCCGCGCTCGTTTCCACAAATTCTATCACTCAAGGTGAACAAGTTGCCGCTGTATGGAAGCCGCTGTATGATCGGTTCGGAATCCATATTGACTTTGCGCATCGTACGTTCATATGGGATAGCGAGGCTGACCAGAAAGCCCATGTCCATTGTGTGATTATTGGATTCAGCGCAGGACCAAGCACTAATAAGAAAACAATCTATACAAACGGAGACTCCATAACAGCCAGGAATATTAGCCCGTATTTAATTGATGCGCCCATTATATTTGTGGAAAATACAAATCATGCGCTGTGTGAAATTCGCAAAATTACGACGGGGAACCGACCGGCAGACGGCGGCCACCTTATACTTGAACCGGATGACTACGAAGATTTCATAGCAAGAGAGCCAGCAGCCATCCCTTATATAAAGAAACTGCTGGGATCTGTTGAGTTTATCAACAATAAAAAACGTTGGTGCCTCTGGCTTAAAGACGCCTCTCCCGCTGACCTAAAAAAGATGCCATTAGTCTTGCAACGAATTGATGCATGTAGAAAAGATCGTCTCGCAAGCCCAGACAAAGGCAGGCAGAAACTTGCTGAAACTCCGGCACTGTTTAGAGAAACACAGAACCCATCGTCGTTTATAGCTATCCCTAAAGTATCATCACAACGAAGGCGATACGTCCCGATGGGATACCTTGATAGAGACACAATAGCGACCGACTTGCTTTTTATCATTCCGGACGCAGATATTTACTGTTTTGGCATATTAGAATCAAATGTTCATATGGCATGGATGCGGTCTGTTTGCGGTCGGCTGAAAAGCGACTATAGATATTCCGGAAACCTTGTCTACAACACTTTTCCCTGGCCCTCTCCCGCCGACGATCAGCGCCAGAAGATTGAGCAGACCGCCCAGGGAATCCTCGATGCCCGCGCACTCTATCCCGACAGCAGCCTGGCGGACCTTTACGACCCACTCACGATGCCTCCTGAGCTGCGCAAAGCTCGCCAGGCCAACGACAAGGCCGTCATGCAGGCCTATGGCATGCCGATCAAGGAAACCGACGAGGCTGCCTGCGTAGCCTGGCTCATGCGGATGTATCAGGAAATGACGACAAAAAAATAGTGTCAGATATGCCAACCCCTCCCCGGGGCATCCGGGGAGGGGTCTTCTTTTCCCTTTTCTTTTTGCATCGCACATTAACACGCACTCTTTATACGGCGTATAATCCCCTCTGAGCAGGCTCCAGATAAGCCGTTATCATACCGACATCTCCATAAAGTCATCGATAGCCGCAAGCACCGGGGCGGTGTATCTTTCCCCGCCGAACAGCCACTGCTCATGCTGCATGTCGAACTCGCGGATATCGGGATCACGGAAATACTTTTTATACCGTTTGAGATATTTCTCTCCCATCTTATTGGCATATATGAAATGAACCTTAGTGTG